GATAGTCAAGTACCTTTTGACAAAAAGAAATATATTAAAGAAACTGCCGAATATTTATTTCAAGTTTACGGAATTGGTTCAGATAACGATCAGCATCTACTTACTATGCTTGCTGAGCAAATACATACTTACTGCGAAGCGCAGATGGGTTTATCCACTGGTGTTGCAATGAGATACAACAACGATAAAACGGTTGGATCGAATTACTATTTGCCTATTCGTGACAAAGCTGCAAAGAATGCCATTGCAATGATGAACGAACTTGGCTTAACGCCACGAGGTAGATTGCAAGGCAATGCGTTATCTCCTGACAACGATGTTGGTGATATTTTCAGTGCACCGCCTAAGATGAAAAAATAAATGAATTATCTAGAAGGAATAAAATATGCAATTGATGTTAGCAAGGGAAATGTTTTAGTATGTAAAAACGTTCGATTGGCGTGTCAAAGATTTTTAAACTATTTAGAAGACAAGCAATGGCAGTATGAGTTTCATAGCGACAGAGTGGAACATGTGCTTAGATTTATTACATTAATTAAACACACAAAAGGGTCTGAAGCTGGTAAAACTTTAAATTTAGAGCCTTTTCAAATTTTATTAATTTGTGCAATTTACGGATTTCGTCATAAAAAAAATCATGACAAAAGAATGACAACAGATGTCATCTTGTATATTCCTAGAAAGTCTGGAAAGTCTACGTTAATTGCTGCCATTAGTTTATACGAGCTAAAGTTTAGTGAAGCTGGTGCTGAAGTTTTTACATTGGCTACTAACAGAGAGCAGGCAACTATTGTGTTTGATGCAGCAAAAGGCATGATTGAGTCTATGCCTAAGGCGGCTTCAATGAATTACAGAGTTAGTAAGTATGAAATAAACTTAAGTGACGATAGTCAAACAATGTTTAAGGCTTTGTCACGAGACAACAAGAAAACTGGCGATGGTAAAAATGCATCTTGCGCTATTATTGATGAAGCCGCTCAGATTGTTGATAGAAACTCAATTGAGGTTATTCATTCAGGTATGGTTGCTCGTGAGAATCCTTTAAGGATTTACATTACTACGGCAAGTTTTACTAAAGATACAAAGTTTTATGAAGATATGCTACAGTTTGAAAGTATCATTAACGGAGACAGCGCTGACAATCCTCATTGGTTTGGACTTCTTTATAGTTTAGACCCGCAAGACGATTGGAGGGATCCTAGCGTTTGGGCAAAAGCAAATCCTATGCATGGCATTAGTGTTTACCACGATGCTATTGCAGAAAGGTGTGAGCAAGCAAAATCTAAACCTGCTTCTTTAAACGAGTTTTTGTGCAAAACTTTAAATATTTATGTTAGTGCTAATAGTGCTTGGGTAGATAGACAGCATTGGGACAGCTCAGTTGGAGTTGAAGCACCTGATCCAGAGTCTGTGTTTATTGGCTTTGACTTGGCGGCAACACGAGATTTAAATGCAGTGTGCACTTTAAAAAGATATAGTGAATTTGATTACTTTGCTGAGTTTAAATTCTTTTTGCCAGAAGCGGCGCTAGATATTATACCATCTCACTATAAAGAGATTTTTAATCAAGCTGTCAAGTCTGGCATATTGCACATAACAGAAGGCAATGTTATGGACGATAGAGAGATATCTGATTACATTAAATCTCAATCAACGTTGTACAATATCCAAGAAGTTGGTTACGATGCTTATAATGCTGCCAGTTTAATTGCAAGATTAAACGATGCTGGCATACCAGTTAAAAAGGTTGGCCAGGGAATGGCAGTGTTAAGCAATCCCTCAAAGCATACAGAAAAGCTGGTGATGCAACATTCCATAAGACACGACGGCAATCCTTTTGTAGGTTGGCAACTTGGCAATTGTGAAGTATATATTGACGTGAATGGAAACATTAAAGTGCGCAAAAACGAAGCAGACAAATCGGCTAAAGTTGATGGTATTATTGCCATGATTATAGCTATGCACTGCTCTTTAGACCATCCATTAGTTTCTACTACTTACGGATTCCGTAGCTTTTAAAGGGTAAAAATGGCTCTTTTAGAAATATTCAAACGAAAAACACAATCTGAAAGCAACAGCCTTTTTGGCCAAACTGCACTTGGCAACACGGTAATTCGTAATGCTAACTCGCCTCAAAGCGGAGCCTCAAGCCAACTTCTTTACGTAACAACTTCTAGCCAATCTGAGGCAGGTCGCGTTGTCGATATGTCAATGCTTTCTCGTAACTCGACAGTGATGAGTTGCATTGGAGTAAAAGCAAGGGCTTTATCTCAGTTGCCAATTAAGATTATGGTGAAGCAAGAGAATGGCACTTTCGAAGATGCTGTGTTAAGCGACAATGTTGGTGCTAGAGATAAAGCTAAAGCTAAAAGTGTTTTAAGCCTATTGCAAAATCCTAACAACTTTCAAAGCCAATACGAATTTTGGTACCAATTCTGTATGTGGCTAGATTTAGCTGGCGAGGCTTTTACTGTTTTATGGAGGCAAGACCAAGAAAGTGCAACGCAAACTCCAATTGAAATGTACATTTTAGATTCTACACTTATTACTGTACAGATTACAGAATCACGTTATCCGTCATACAGGCTTTCAACACCTAGTTATGGCTTTAGTAAAGAAAAGCCACTAGCTGCGCATCAGGTTGTCCACATTAAAGAATCAGCTTGGCAAGGTTCAGCTGGATTTAATAAAGGCATTCTAGCAGTTGAGTTAGTATCGCTTGACCAAGATATAGATTTGTACGCAAACTTTATTATGCAAAACGGTGCTAAGCCAACAGGAATGTTTACGACAACAATGGTTATTCCTGATAATAAATTTAAAGAAATTGCGGCAAGATTAAAAGAAGCTTGGTCTAGCATGACAGGATCTCGCTCAACTGATTTAAGCAAAGCTGGGCAGGCCATGTTATTAGATAACGGCATGGTTTATACTCCATTGCAAATGCTTACATTGCAAGACGCCGATGCCGCTAAGCTAAAAGAACAAACAATGAAGCGTATTTGTGGACTGTTTGGAGTGCCTCCGCAAATGATTAGTGTTGGCGAGGGCAAGTTTAACAACACTCAAAGCATGTTAGATGAATTCTATAAGTCAACCATGTACCCTTTGCTTGTGAATATTCAGCAAAAGCTTAAACAAAACCTATTAAAAGGGTATCCAAACCTTTGTGTTGAGTTTCAAACTGCAAACTTCTTAAAAGGTGCACCACTAGATCAAATGAATTATGCTGTTGCTGGCATTAATGCTGGAATATTTACGGCAAATGAAGCAAGAGAATATCTAAGCATGGCACACATTGATGGTGCAGATACATTAAAAGTTGAAACAAGTCCAAGCACACCAATTGCAGGCAGTTCTCCGCAAGATACTGGCGGAGGCGGCAATGTATCAAGTATTGGCAGGACTGGACAAGCTGGAAAAGCATAATGAGTTTACAAGAGATTTTAAACAGAATTAAACAACTGGCAGATAAACGTAAGCTTCAGCCTGTTAAAACTAATGGAATGAAAAGAAAAGGAGTTAAGATTAATGGCTAAAGACTTTAAGTTTTATCAAGAGTCAAAAATTCAACTTGAAATGGATGAAAAAGAAGGTAGTGGCTTAATTGAGGCTGTGTTAACAACTTTTGGTCCAAGAGAAGGTGCAGACGGTCGACGGTTTAATTATGAGGCCGCTCCATTCATGGTGTGGGCAAAAGAATTTGAATCTTTAGGTAAACCATTGCCAATGTACTTTCAGCATGATGATAGCGCATTGCCTGTTGGCCAGTGGACTTCTTTTGAATTTAATGAAGTAGGCATGACTGGCTTTGGCAGAATGTACACAAATACAAGCGCAGGTCGTGACCTTTATACGATTATGAAAGAAAGTCCAATGATGGTTGGCGGCGTTTCTGTTGGTGCTTACGCTGATGAATTCCACATGGTCGATGCTGAAGGTATGGAAGTTGACCCTATGGACGAAGAAGGATATTTTCAAATTACTAAAGGCGGCTTAAGAGAAGTTTCAATCGTAATGCAGCCTAACAATTTAGAAGCAAATATTAAAAAACTAGAATATTTCCACAAAGATGGAAAATTAAATCTAAAACAAATCGAAGAGGCTCTGCGTGATGTTGGGCTAAATCGCAAGGATGCGACCACCGCGTCCAGTATATTCAACGGAATATTTAAACTGCGTGATGTAGTTGAATTAGAAGTTGAAAAAACTACCAAACCAAGTGAATTGGATGCGGTGGCTGAAAATGCAATTTTACAAGCTCTTAACGAGCGTGAGATTTTGCAAACCCTTAATAAACGCCTTAAAGGATAAATCATGTCAAAAGAAATTATTGAAAAGTTAGATGCTATTGAAGCCACACAAACGGCTGAAATTGCAAAAGTAAACGAGGCAGTAGAAGCTCGTGTGACTGCAGTTAAAGAAGAACTAACTGCTGAGTTTGCAGAAAAAGTTGCTCAAATTGAGGCTAAAGTTTCTCAATTAGGTGCTCCTGCTATTATTACTTTGCCAAAAAGTGTTACTAGCGATGTTAACAAAATGGTTAAAGAGCAATTAAAAAAATTCCGTGATACAGACTCACGTGTCCAAAAAGAATTAAAAATGTTTGAAGATGAAAGCCAGTACAGTGCATATTTAAAAGAAGCTTCTGCTTTAACTGGTTCAGGCGCTGGTATTGGTGGCCGTACTGCTTATGACCCAGTGTTTGTTGCTTTACGTTTAGCAAATCCATTGCGTGGTGTATCACGTACTGTAACAACAGACGGTGCTAGCTATCAATTCCGAGCTAAAATTGGTAATGCTGGCGCTTCATGGGGTTATGCAATTCAAAACAACGGCGCGGCAACAACAGAAAACACTTCGATTTGGCAATTAAATCTACAAGATTTAAACGTACAATTCCCAATCCGTACTGCGGCTCTAGATGATATTGATGGTTTAGAATCAAACGTTGTTAGCGATATGATGGTTGAGTTTAGCCAATCAGAAGCTATCTCAATGATTTCAAACAACGATCAAGGTGCAACGTCTCTTGCTGGTGGCGGCTCTAACGGTTTACGCGGTTTAAACCAATATGGCGGTGCAAATGCAACTTACGCTGGTGGCAAAACTTCAGTAGCCGCATACGGCACAAGTGGTACAGGTGCAACAAGTGGCTTGCATTCACTTGCAACTTATGACCAATTAACTACAAATGCAAACGTTGTTGGTGCATCAAACGTTACTTATAAAGACTTAGTGAACATGCTGTTTGCTTTACCGCAACAATATCGTGTTCCAAATTGTAAATGGCTTGTAAATAACGTATTTATGGCACAAATTCGTGGCTTAACCGATTCTAACGGCGCTCCAGTATTTAATCGTAACGAAGGCTTAAGTGTTGACGGCGTAATTGGTACTTTGCTAGGCTATGATGTTTGCGAAAATAGTTATGTTGATTTGCCAAGCCAATCAGCAACAGGTGCGGCAGGTACAAATTCACTATACCCTGCTTACTTTGGTGACTTTACTCGTGGGCATACAATCGTGGATCGTTTAAATATGATTTTGCGTCGTTATGACCAGACTCTACCTGGTTCTATAACATTCTACGGCGAAAAACGTTTAGCGACTTCTGTCGTAGACCCATTCGCAATTGTTCGTTATCGTTCTACAGGCACAGCAAACTAGTAATTTGGGATGTGGCATTTAGTCGCATCCCTTTTTTAAATAAAATGAGAATATCCATGACTATATCTAAACAAATTTATGAAGGCATTAAAAAAGCTTTAATTGAAGGCGAAGCAACAGTCCAATTAGACGCAAATGTAATTAACGAAGCTAGCGCCCTCACTGGTTCTGGTTTGGGTATTGGTGGCAAAACTTATTTTGATGAAGTGTTTTCAGCTGCAAGATTTGCTAATCCATTTCGCATGGGTGCTAAACAAATTTTAGAGTCTGGTGCAGCGGCTCAATTTGTAGCTAAAACAGGTAACGCGGCAAACTCAACTAACCCTTGGCTTTATGCTGCAACTCCTAATAGTGGCTCACCTAATATCAACACGTCAATTTGGCAATTGCCAATGCGAGTTATTTCAGCTCAAATACCAGTAAGAGAGTCTGCTATTGACGATATTAATGGTTTAGAAACTGGAATTGTAGAAGATTTAATGATGGAATTTAGTCAATTAGAAGCTCAATCAATGGCAACTAACAATGACCAAGCAGGCTCAATTACTAATAGTAGTGGTGCAGAAAGCGGACTTCGTGGATTAACTTTATATCCTACTGGTGTAGCTGCATCATACGGAACAAGTGGCACTGCAATGACCAATGGACTGCATACAATTAAAACAATTGAAAATAGTTATGCTCCTATTGCATATAACGCAATTGCAAGCGTTGTAGAAGCTTTGCCTCCACAATATTACTTCATGGAAAGCACTGCATGGCATATTCATCCAACGTTAATTGCTTCATTGCGTAAACTAAAAACTTCAGGTTCTGGTATTACAGAAGGACAACCTTTGTTTTTAGAAGTAGGTGACAATGATGGTGGCGCTGGTATTTATATGTTTGGCTTTCCTGTAATAGCAAATCCGTATTTAGATGCACCAGGCGTAGGCGCTGTGTCTTTAATATTGGCAAACTGGAATAGATTTTTAACTATTGTAGATAACGAACAAATGGTTTTAAAGCGCTTTGATCAAACTCAACCAGGGTTTGTCACTTTGTACGCGGAAAAACGCTTAGTTTCAACAATTAAAGATCCGTTTGCTGGCGTTTATTTGAAAGGCATTTAATTATGTCATTTGAAAATTTAGGAGTAGTTAATAGCTATCAAAGTAGAAATCCATATAATTATCAAAAGTTTGAGCAAATTAGCAGGGACTTAACTTCTAGCTGGCTTACTCTTACTGAGATACAAAATCAACTAAATTTATTTGGCGATTCGTCACAAGATACTTATTTATTAGGATTAGAATTGTCTGTAAGAATGATAATTGAAGACTACTTAGGTCTTTCAATATTCCCTATAACTTATAGAGTGTATTATAATTCTAACAATTTAATTTCTTCATCAATTTCCTTTGATTTGCCAGAAGTGTCAGAAACAATAAGCATTTTAAGCTTAAAGTTTTACAGCAACGATGCAGTGCCTATTTTAACAACACTGGAGCCTATAAATTACTTTTTTGATGCAACTGGTAACAAAGTAATTTGTAACTCGTTACCTAGCAACGTTAATACTTTGATGACTTCACCAATAGTGATTGAATATTCTATTAATGAAGGATTGATTGCACAGTATCCGGTTATTAAACAAGCTGGATTGTTATTATTTACTCATTTGTATAATAATAGAAGCGACACTACTGGATTTAATTTGTCTAAAATTCCATTTGGCGTTGATATGTTGTTAAGACCCTACAAACCATTGGTGATGTAATGGCTATTGTTAAATATGAAAATGTTAATGTAAATGACTTAACCTTTGGCGTTAATGCAATGGGTGAGTACACTACAACGACAACATTAAAGTTTGTTGGCAGACCTTTAGTCCAAGATGTAAAAAACACCGTAGCTATTACAGAGCGCTATCGTGTTTATAGCGATCTTATTGGATTAAAGTTTAACTACACGCCTAACTTAAAGTTAATTTTTGACAATCAAAATCAGTACTCAATTACTTGGAGAGGAAATGATTGGCGAATTGCTGATTGCATTGAAGCTAATGACAGAATGTCAGTCACTCTTATGTGTTATAGAAACGATCCTGCAACTGAGGTTTAAATGGCACAACAAAACAACATAGTAGATTATGCAAACGCTATACAGTATCAACTAGCAAGCATTGTTACTCCAGTGCCTGTATATGCAAATTTTAACAGAAACTTTGCAACAGAGCAAAAATTTATAACTTGGCAATTAAGGAATGTGCATCAAGAAGTTTTTACAGGCATTTATAGAATGAACAAAAGCATTGATAGACCAATATTTCAAATTAGTGCGTTTGCAACTACAATGAATGATGTTTTTGCTTTAACCAATNAAGTNATACAAAGTTTACATGGATATTCTGGACAATTTGGCGGTGCGNCNGGCTTTAATGTATCAAAGGCTGACGTGATAATGCTAAATAATTCATATGATAATACAATAGGATTGCATAGTATTTTTATGGATTGCACTTTAGATATTCCGGCATAAAACAATATTTTTTTTATTTTTAATTAAGGATTAAATCATGGCACTTCCAAACAAAGTACTTCCAGGTTTTAGCGCAACTTTATATGCACAACCTACAGCTTCACCAACTCCATTAAGCACTGCTGGACTTTCAACTTTAGCCAGTGTTGCACCAATTGCAGTTGTAGCAAATACAGTTCAAGTAGAAGCTATTCCAGCGTTTGGGCAAGACGACGCAGTTGCTTCTTATGGCGTAGCTGGCTCACGTCAATCTGACAAAATTCCAGTCCAATCAGCTCCTACTTCTATGGCTATCACAGCTGCATGGAATCCAGCCGATGAGGTTTTATTGCTATTACGAGAAGATGCTTACAACGGAACAGTTGACAGAACTTATGTAATTGCAGCAACTGACGGCACAAACACAGTATATTATGCATTTAACGGTCGCGTAGGCCAGTTCCAAATTGATCCTGCACCTGGCGCTGAGACAAAATGCATGTTTACTATTCACCCTCGTGGCAATCAATACGGTTGGTGTAATAACACGTAATAATTAAAGCCCTTAGGGGCTTTTTTATAGGATAAAATAAAATGAATGTGCAATCTAATCAAGATTTATTAAGTTATCTTTTAAAGCAAATGGAAAGCGGACAAAAAAATTGGTTTGGATTTTCTGAGCAAAGAATTACAGGCATAAATTTGTCGCATCAAATTGCTGCTAATCATGCCGACAAAATGACTCCAGTGGAAATTGTAGAATATGTTGCTGAGTTAAACAACGAAATATATAAAAAGTTTATCAAATATGGCTAACAAAGTAACATTTGAAATGACTGGATTAAAGGAAACTTTAAAAGTCTTTGAAGATTTGCAGTCAGAAATTGGAGACAAAAAAGCTAGATCAAAAGTTTTAATTCCAGCAGTTAAAGAAGCGATGAAGCCAGTTTTAGAAATGGCTAAATCACTTGCTCCAGTGGACACAGGCTTTTTAAAACAATCATTAAGGATAACTGCAAAAAGACCTTCAAATAAAGATAAAAGATCAAAATACGTTAAACGGAATGACTCTGTAATTGCTGTCGTTACAACAAAAAGCCCGCCTAAAAATGGAAGCAAGCCATTTGATATGAGAGCAATTGCACAGGAGTTTGGCACGGCAAATATGCCAGCGCAGCCGTTTATGCGAGTTTCATTAGAAAGTCAAGCGTCATTAGTTGCTGAAAGTTTAGGTACAATTTTAAAAAATAAGATAGAAAAATATAGGAGTAATATGAAATGAGTAAGTTTAGTGCAGCTTTAGGTCCAAGGTATGAAGAAAACAGAATGTCAATCATGACAAGAACATTTGTTCTTGGCGACCACACATTTAAAGTAAAAGTACCTAGTGTTGGTGAAATGGAAATAATGAATGACAAGCTAAAAAATCCAGATCAAGAAGAGATTGATTTGGTTTATAAAGAACTAACGGCTGATATTGAAGTCTTGCGCAATGAGCTTAACTCTGACGTAAGATTTGAAAAAGACGATATTTTTATTGGCGATCGCTCTATGAAAGAAGCGGCAAAAAATAAAGTAGTTGTTAAATACAGAATTACTCAATACATGAAGTTAATAGTGCCTGATAGCGGTGCAAGTCTAGACGATTTGACCTATCAAGATATTGAGGATGAATTTCCTTTTGCTATTCAAATGCAATTTATGGATAAAATTTTAGAAGTGCTTTCTCCTTCATATAAAGAAATACGCGAAAAGTAACAAGCTCATTAAGGACACAGGTTCGCGCGTCAATGGTTTTTAATGGGCATAGCATTGAAAGTATTAATGAGTTAGATGCTGAGACAATGGGAGAGATCATGGTGATGTATAATGATGGAATGCTTGGCAACAAAAGCTCTTTAGAAACTATTGGACTTTTAGTCACTGGCGTTTTTAATTATATTCGTGCACCAAGCTCTCCGCCTTACACTTTAAAAGGAGTTTTAGGTAAAGCTTACTCTTATATTTACGAAAAAGAAGAATCCTCTGCAAACGACGCTTTGTTAACATTTATGAGTCAAGCGCAAGGCTTTAATATTAAAAAGTTTAAAGGATAAAGTTATGGCTATTATTTCAAGACTAGGTGTTGTTTTAGGTTTAGACACAGGTGAATTTGTATCTGGTCTTGGCATGGCTAATACAAAGTTAGACAAATTTGCATCATCTGTGAAAACTGGTCTTGCTGTTGCTGCAACAGCAGCGGCGGCAGCTTTAGTAGCTAGCGTAAAACACGCCGCAGACTTTGCTGACGAGATAGGTAAAGCTGCAATCAAAGTTGGCGTCACTACAGAGCAGTTGTCAGCTTTAAAATTTGCTGCTGATTTGTCAGATGTAAGTTTCGAAACATTGCAAGGTGGCATGAAGAGATTGTCAATTAAAATGCTTGACGTTGCCGAAGGCAATAAAGAGGCAATTGAAACTTTTAAATCTCTTGGATTAAGTGTTTTTGACGCAAATGGCAAATTAAAAAATGTTGCTGATTTTATGCCAGAGCTTGCTGACAAGTTTCAACAAATGGAGTCTGGAGCAACAAGAACTGCTTTAGCTGTTAAAGTTTTTAGTAAAGCTGGAGCTGAGCTTTTGCCTTTATTAGTCGAAGGCTCTAGCGGTCTTAAAAAGTCTGCTGATGAAGCCGCAAGGTTTGGCAAAATAATATCAACTGACGCCGCCGTACAAGCTCAAGAGTTTAACGATAATCTTACTAGAATTTCAGCGGCATCAGAGGGACTTTCTATAAAAATAGGCAACATGTTAATTCCAACAATTGTTAGATTTACAGATGAGCTTCTTAAGTTTGCTGAAACTAATAACTTGTTTATTGCGGCAATGATGGCAACTGGAAGTGCAATTGACAGAGTTTTGTTTGGTAACAAAGACGAGCAAGCGCAAAAGCTAAGAGATGGCATAGTCAAAAATATCGGTAAAATTAAAAGCGATATTGACGAAATGACTAACAAGGCAAATCCAGAATATAGACGTTTTTTTACAGATGAAGCCAGAGCAACTGAAGTGTTTAGACTTAAGCTAAATCTTGCTCGACAAAAATATTCTTTAGACAAAGCAAATATTAGTTTAATAAAGCCAACAGCAAAGCCCGTGCAACAGCAAGAAGCAGAAACAATTGTAGTGGTTAATGCTGAGTTGCAAAAACAAAAAGACGCTCTGTTGGAAAATATTAATGCTATAAAAATGCAACAACAAGAATTAGACGGAGTCGCTTCTGTTGCTGAAAAACTTACATTAGAATTTAAGGAGCATGGAAAATATTCAGAATTAGCAAACACTCCAATGCAAGCTAAAGCAATGGCAGAGGCAAGAACTCTTGACAATTTAACTAAAGAGAAAGAAATTAATCAAATTATCTTTGATCTGCGAAGTAAAGAAGCTTTTGCTTTAGGTGCAATCTACAAGCAGGCAGAAGATATTAATGAGTCAAATGTTGAAAAAATACAAAACGAGCGAGATGCTTTTGATTTAGAAACTAAAAGCATTGAAATTGTTGCTAAAAGATTAGAGTATGAGCATCAGCTCGTTGGCTTATCTGACACTCAGACAGCTAAAGCATTAGAGTATTTTGACTTGCAACAAAAAATAATCAGGATTGCTGAAGAGGAAATTGGAATAACGACAAGTCAAATTGAAGCTAGAACATCAGCCGAGCAAGCTAGGATTGACGCTCAAGAAGCAACAACTAGAGGACAAAACACTTTTCAATCTGGATGGGACAAAGCTTTTTCAAATTATAAAGAAAGGGCAATGGACTCCGCTAGCGTTGCGTCAGATGCATTTAACAATATGGCTCAAGGCATGGAAAGAGCTTTAGATTCTTTTGTTAGAACAGGCAAATTAAACTTTGCTGACTTAACAAGAAGCATTATTGCTGATTTAATTACAATGCAAATTAAGGCACAAGCAACTTCAATATTTGGAGGTCTTTTTGGCGGAATTGGTGGAGGTGGCGGAAACTTCTTAACTTCCAGCTCAACGAATTTTAACAATGGAGCAGGATTGTTTGGTGGCTTTTTTGCAGATGGCGGTGAGCCTCCAGTCGGCATACCTAGCATCGTAGGAGAGCGTGGTCCAGAGTTGTTTATTCCTAAAAATGCTGGCACTATAATTCCTAATCATTCATTAGATAAAACTATGAAAAGTCAGCCGCAAGTTGTGTATAATGGGACTGTCATTCAAAACATGAGTGCTATTGACACTCAAACTGGAATACAATTTTTGTCTAAAAACAAGAACGCTGTTTGGGCGGCTAATCAAAGCGCTCAACGTAGTTTGCCGATGAGTAGATAATAATGAGCTTAACTTTAATACTTGCAGCATCAGAAAGCATAGGAATTAATGACCAAAGGTTCGTTGGCCAAATTGTAACCAGAAACCAAAGGATTTCAACTAGTGAAATTATCACAGTTGTACCATTTGGTTTTGAATTGCGACCAAACAACTATTTGCTTTATTCTAAAAATAGGGCGCTACTCAGTAGCATCAGAATTCCAGACAAATCCTTAGAACAGTACTTAAACTTTGGAGCCACTAACTGGGTAAACTATATTGCTTACCAAGGAGGCATGTCAAGCGCACAAATAACAGCTTGTCAATGGCAAACATCAAGTGCAAACAAAACGTTAGTCCTGGGTTCGTTGCCAACTGTTGCAAGCACAACATTTATTGTAAAGATTGGTGATTTTGTGCAAGTTGGCAGATATGCGTACATTGCAACTGCCGATGTGCAACGTGGAGCGGGTACAACAGTTGGCATACCAGTTCATCGCAATCTTATAGAAACTTTAATTTCACCTGTGAATGCGGTAATTGGACAATACGGAATTACTCAAGCACTAGGTGGGCAAACGTTTGTTGGAGTAACATTTTGTGTCGTATTAAGAGAATATCCAACTTATACTTTAACGCCAATTACAAATGATAGCTTTATCTCTTGGAATGGAGTGTTTAGAGCTTTTGAGGTTGTATTGCCATGAATATAATCGAGCCAGTTGTTAACACAAATAACATTCGCATTGGTGATTTTGTGCGAGTGACTACTCCGAGCGCAGTGTATAGATTTGCAACTACACCAAGTGCTTTAACTATTGTTGAAGTTGATGCATTGCCTTTTGATGCTCTTGGCGGTTTAGTTAAAATTGGTGATGTGCAACGTGATATTAAAAGCACGGCAAATGAAACGTCAGTAACTTTAGTTGGAATTGATACAGCTTTACTTGGTTGGGTATTAGGTCTTGAGGTAAAAGGCTCGTTAATTGAAATGTGGCATGGTTTTTTTGACACTAACGGAGCTTTAATTACTACAGGCGGATCAGGCGGCTTATATAAATTTTTTACTGGTTACATTAATTCTTTTCAAATCTCTGAGCAATATATGGAGGAGATTAGAGAAACTGTTGGCACCATTACAGTAAGCGCAGCTAGCATACAAATAATCTTGCAAAATAGAACAGCAGGCAGATTTACAAATGACAATTCTTGGCAGTTCTTTGCACCTGGAGACACTTCTATGAATAGAGTTAATTTTATTGAAACAATTAACTATTTTTTCGGGAAAGATTTAGATCCAAGCGTTTACAAAACATGATTAGAAAAGCTAATAAATTCGACAAAGAAGATGTTATCTCAATGTTGCGTTTGTTTAGAGACGAAAGTCCGTTTGTTAATTATAAACAACTAGAAAACGTTACTTATATAAGTGGCTTAATTGACAAAATAATTGCTGGCATGGGAGTTATTTACATAAAGCCAAATCAAGGTATAATTATTGGAATAATACAACCTACAATTTGGTCCGATAAGATGTACGTCATGCACGAGCTTGTATGGTTTGTAAAAAAAGAGTTTAGGAAAACGAGTGTTGGATATAGGCTTCTAAAAGAATATATTGACTATGCTAAAGCTTTAAAAGAAAAAAATTCAATTAGCTTTTACACAATAACAAAAATGGTGACAAGTCCTGATGTTAAATATGAAAAATTTGGATTTAGTAAAATTGAAGAAAATTGGATTAGCAATGATTAAATTCTTTTTGTTATTTTTAGTATGGTTTACGTTTGCTCTTAACGCAGAGGCGGCAGGTTCAATTATTGCAAGCGCTGTCTTTGCTGGTGTATTAAGTGCAACAACAATTTCTGTAATTGCGTTTGCAATTAACATAGTCCTTTCATCGATAATTGCAAAGGCATTTGCTCCTGACTCTCCACAGTCAGGTAGCCAAGATTCTCAGCCAAACCCTGGCAGTCGTCAACAATTGCCACCGGCTGGCGATAATAAACTACCAATTGTCTACGGATCGGCTTTTGTCGGCGGCGTTATAGTTGATATGAGCATCACAGCAAACAACCAAGATATATATTGGGTGATGGCTTTATCAGAAGTCACAAACACAGAAAATGGCGGCACAGGTGATAATTTTACTTTTGGCAAAATCTATTGGGGCGGCAAGCTAGTTATTTTTAGTAACGTTGCTGGACAAAGATTTAAAGTTACAGGCTTACAAGATGAGTCTAATGGTGAGATACAAAATGTTTCAGGCAAAATGGATATTTTTACATATTCAAACGGCTCAAACTCACCACTAAATTCATCACTCAGTGCAATACAAGTAATGAATTCTGCTGGTTTAATTTACACTTGGGACTCCACTAAACTAATGACTAATACGGCTTTTGTGATTATTCACATAAGATATAGTCAATCAAGGAATTTAACTGGATTATCGCAGACTCGATTCCAACTAATTAATCCAAGAGATAATCCAGCGGATTGCATTTTTGATTATTTTACTAGCACTAGGTACGGTGCGGCAATTGCACCAGCTTTAATGGACACAGTCAGCCTTGACGCTTTAAGCGTATATTCTGATGAAATAATAAATTACACATTATTCTCTGGAGGTAGCGCAAACCAAAAACGTTTTACATTTAACGGCACTTTAGAAACAAATGCAAAGATAATGCAAAACATTCAGAACATGGCTGATTGTTGCGATTGTTTAATTAAATACGCTGAGATTACAGGCTTGTGGGGGGTTATTGTTCAAAAGCCTAACAATACTATTGCTATGAATATTAATGATAGCAACATTGTCTCTTCTATTACAATCTCGCCAAGCGACTTAAGTAATTCATTTAATATTATTGAAGTTAAATTCCCTGACGGTAGTGCAAAAGACTCGTTTAATAGTGCAAGCTTTGATTTAGCTATTATTAATCCATCGCTCATGTTTCCAAACGAGCCAGTGAACAAACAGTCATTAAGCTTGTATTTAGTTAATAATTCTGTCCAAGCTCAATACCTTGCAAACAGAATGTTAGAGTCAGCACGTGAAGACTTAACCGTGCAACTTGAAATTGACTACACAGGACTACAGCTAGAGGCTGGCGATATAGTGGCAGTCACAAATACTAATTATGGATGGAATGCCAAACAATATAGAATTAGTAAAGTTGTAGAAAAGTTTAGCGAAAGCGGACAGGTTACAGCTGACCTAAACTTAATTGAGTTTAATGGCGCTGTTTACGATGATCGAAACGTTACTCAATTTACACCTTCGCCAAATACAGGCATAGGCAGTCCAACGGCGTTTGGCATAGTGCCAGCTCCAACAGTATCAACTGTATTGCCTAATGCCGCAAATCCAGCGTTTAGCATAATAGTAACAACATCTAGTTCTGGAATTACTCAGTTTGCAGAAATATGGTACTCGGCTTTTCAATTCCCTAGTGACACTCAAAGAATATTTGCAGGGACTACAGCTATAAAAGCAAGCGGAGATCCGTACGATCCAAGCACTGCTATTCAAGCCGTGCAATTGTTTAATATTCAACAAGGCAATTATTATTTTTTCAGTAGAATGGTAAACAGTTTAGCGTCGAGTAATTTTTCGCCTGCTTCTGCTTTATTTAGATGGAGACCTACAACTTTCCAATTCTCTGAAAGATACGTTAGCGTTGCATACGCAAATGATATTATTGGGACTGGTTTTTCTTTAAGCCCTAGAAACAAAACCTATTACGGATTGTTTAATACTTCATCGGCAAGTGCATCAACTAATCCAAGTAATTATCAATGGATCTTAGCCGAGCCAGCTTTTGGCACAAATATCTTTTTAGTTTATATTAACTTTCAAAATAGAAGGTTTGGCTTTGACACAGACTTTTCTACTTTTGCGGCAGGTTCTGGCGCTTTTGTGCCAAGTACTGGAGCTCAATTCGATCAACGGCTTTGGTCTGCTTTGCAAGATGGATTAAATATAATTGATTTAGACAAGGCAACGGGACAAGTTACTCAAACAGGAACAACAACTACAGGAACAGGACAAGTTAAAATAACAAACACTTCTAGTGGACAGCTTATTGCATCACTTGACCAATTCTTAGATTTTGGCGGTCCAACAACTTTAACTGGATCAGCTACAACTTTAACTATTGATATTTATGGTCGTGTAGTTGGTTTTACAACGCCTGACTCGTTCTTTTTTAGTAGCCAATCATTTACTGCAACTAGCGGACAAACGTTGTTCACGCCTTCTTCTAGAGTGGCTGGGTATATTGCTGGGCAAGAGTTAATATTCCAAAATGGTGCTTTACTAGACGAAAGCGATTATGTTGAAACAACAACAACATTCACACTAAACGTTGGAGCAACGTTAGACGACTTCATTGAAGTTATCTCAATGAGAGCAGTTTCATCAACTATCTTTTATGAAAACTTAAGTTTAATTGTTGAGTCAACCTCAGCAAACACCGCAGTATGGGATTCAGCACAAATGCCGTATCAACTTTTTGTGATTGGCGATAAAATAACATTTAGCAATGTAGGTTCGCCAACTCAATATACAATTACAGCTATAAATTACGTCACAAGAACTTTGACTTTTAGCACAAATCCAATAGCTAGTTTTGGCGATACTTTATTTAGATATCGTGCTAATGGTGAATCTTACCCTGCATTTAGCAGATGGTCTTTTGATTTAGTTAACTCTTCTAGTTACACGCCAACTGAGTGGGCAGTGCAAAGCGGTTACGAGTTGTTGTTTTTAAATGGCACTGTTTCTAATGAGCAGGACTATGATATCGTTGATGGAGCAATTACAAATTTTCCAAGTACAACTAATGGAAAAATGACAATGATACAGTTTGGGCAAAACAACTTAACAACGCCAATAGGATTTCCTTCAAACGTTGTCAACTTTACCTCCAGTGGCATTGCTACTTATTCTTATACTTATAATCCTAATGCATTTAATTTATATGCAAACGGAGTTATATACAAAGACACGGTAGATTATTCAACAGGCACAAATAGTTATACAATATCACCAACACCAACCGACAGCATTACTGCATTGTTGCAACAATCATATTTAAGTCAAGGGGCGGCATAATGACGCAAGCATATAATTTAAGTCAATTAGCAAACAATGTTGATACAAATGGCAAGTTAAGTTTAACTACTGGCGTAGATGGCACTCTTCCAATTTCTAAAGGCGGCACAAATTCAACAGACACTCCTACAGATGGAGGTATTGCTTACGGCGACGGTGCGGCAATTAAAGTCACTGCGGCAGGAACATTAGGACAAGTTTTAACCTCCCAAGGAACTGGAATACCTATTTGGAGTGCATCAATAGCAGGACAACTTCTTAACATTCAGTATTTTACTGCATCAGGTACTTATACTGCAACAGCAGGGACTGGATTTGTGGTTGTTGAGGTGCAAGGCGGCGGCGCGGCAGGGGCAGGTGCTATTAATAATGTGGGTGGTCGTGGCGGCGGTGCTGGTGGATATTCAAGAAAAACAATAGACTCAAATTTTTCTCCGATAACAGTTACGGTAGGCGGCGCTGGAGGAACATCATCTTTTGGATCTTTCCTATCTGCAACTGGTGGAAGTGCTATTACTGGCGGATCTGGTAGTGGCGGTGATTTAAATATGCAATGCAGTAATGGTGGTCAGAGTGTTGTCGCTAGTAGTGCTACTATTGCGTATTTAGGTGGATTTGGTGGAGGAGGTGGTCCTTATGCTTGTGGGGGAGCTAATGGGGCAGCTGTTGGGGCTG